TAAAAGACCCTAGAGGTTTAACTTTAGATAATTTAGCAAAACTTATATCGCCACCTCCTGAATTTGGAGAAGACGCAGTTGACAATATAGTTTTATACGATTTTCCAACACGCTCGTATATTACAAATAGCAAGATTGGATTTTATAATATAAATAATGTAGGGGAGCAACGTTTTACCGTACAAACAGCTAATAGGCAAAATACAGTTATATACGCAAATGGTACTTTTGTATTAAAGAAATATACAGAAACCATGTTTGTCAAACTTAATAATAATGCTGCGTCATCTTGTGGAAAACTTGTTAATAAATTATCAGATTCTACTGTAAAATTAAATTTTTATAATGATAATATATCTTCAGATTACGTATTTAGATTAAATAATGCAGATTTAAATACTGGTCCTGTGTCATGGTTAGGAAAAGATAGCGGTGGTGCAACAATCATAACTTTAGGCACATTAGTTAATACGCCAGAACTGGTGGCAGATTTTAGATCATTAGGATATAAATCTTTAAAACTACAATCGAACGATTCATTAAAAGGAGTATTTTCTTCAAATATTTTTGCAACAGATTTTGATTTATTTATTGTTGGAGCTATAGAAGGTAGCACTGTAGATGCCTTTCCATCAAATAATTCTTCATTTTTTAATTGGTATGTTAATGGAGCTACTGGTTACAATAAGATAATAAATATAATATTAGAAAGTTTTAGAACAAGTGTTTATAAATCTTTTTCTAAAGAACCGAATATTTTTACATTTTTTTTCCCTTTGTTGTACAATGAAACTTTAAGTGCGGCTACCGCAACAAATTTTTATAACGCAAGAAATGAAACTACTGCTAAAGCTTTACAAGTATCCAAACAATTAAACTCGTCAATTGTAGGCGGTGATTATTATCCTTTTATTCTTAATATACAAAGAGAGGGTCAATATTATTCTATATATATAAATGGAAATTTAGTTTCTAGTTATTCATTACCAGTTTTGCAAAGTTATTTAACACAATTAAATAATACATGCTTTGATTTGTCAAATATTCCATTAACTGGCGCTTCAAATGTAAATAATTTATATTTTGATGCTATTTTTTATAATAGAGTTTTATTTAATACTGAAAGAGTTCAGATGTTTAATTCATTGTCAAAAACTTATCTTAAACTTTTTAGCGGATTTACAGGTTCTTCATTGCTATTAAATAATAGAATACAATTACCTAATAATTTTAATATCGCTGGTAGAATATAATAGTATGAATACATTATTCAAATTAAATAATTATGTAGTAATAGATTTGTTTGAAATAGAGCTTGAGCCAAATGAAGGGTATTTAAGATTTCATGGATCTAAGAATTTTGATAAAAATATAATATTTCAAAATAAAGAATATATATTTATCCCATGCGAATTTAATGATTTCGAAACAACTTCTGATGGCAGACAGGCTAGACCTAAATTAAAAGTGGGAAATATAAACAATTATTTCTCTAGAGTTTTGCAAGATCGCGAAGATTTGATAGGCAAAAATTTTAATAGAAAAAAAATATTAGCTAAAGATTTGGATAATGTGAATTTTATAGATGGCAAAAATCCTTTTGGAATTTCTTTTTTTAATACTTATATATCTTTTGATAAATTAATAGTGAACGCTAAATTAAGTGAAAACTTAAATTTTGTAGAATTAGAATTAGTTACCAAGGTAGATGTTGAATCATTAACAGTTCCAGCAAGAAAAGTTGCTAATGATACGTGTTCGTGGAATTATAGATGTTATGGTTGCAATTACGGTAATAATAGAAAATATGAAGGACCAGTAGATATAAATGCAAAAATTTCAGCACCTTCTGGATCAGACGCTGCATTTAATAAATTCTTAGGAGTACCAGTAGCAGACGAAAATGATAAAGTATTTATACAAAATTACAATAGTTTTTCAAACAATGGTAATTATGAAATACCATCATTAAGATATAAAGGTGAATGGTTATCAACTGTTTCTTATGCAATAGGTGATTTTGTTTATATAGATGCATTGTCTAATACAAACTTAGAATCAGACGAATCAATTTTATCGCCTTTAATTCAAAATAAAAATTATTTTGTTTGTGTGATAGTCAATTCGAATAAAAATCCTACAAAAAATACTAACGTTTGGAAGCAAGACAAATGCTCAAAAACGCTTCAAGGTTGTATGTTAAGATTTGGAAATAATACTACAAACGCATTTACAAATGGTAAACCATTTTTACCTTTTGGAGCGTTTCCAGCAACATTCCCATTTAATAATGACACTAGCGTCTGAAATACTTAACGAAATTAAAGATTACGCTTTAAGAAATAAAGATGTAGAAGTTTGTGGATTTGTAGTTAAAAACAATGAACGAATAACATTCAAGCCAATTGCAAATAGCCATCCATCAAAAGACTCTTTTTTTCTTGTTTCTCCGAAAGAGTATCTTGAAATAAAGAGTAAGTACGAAATATTATATTTATTTCATAGTCATCCGATTGGGTTTGATTTTTCAGAAACAGATTTAAAACATCAAAAATATCATAATATAAACATGTTACTATTTATAATTCCGTCACAAAAGTTTATAGAAAGAAGTGTAAATACAATATAATATGGTAAACATTAAATTACATGGAATTTTTGAAAATTTTATAAAAACAGATTGGCTTTTGAATGTTAAAACAGTTGGAGAAGCTTTTGAAGCTATTGAGGCTAATAGTAATAAATTGATTGAAATTTTAGGAACAATGCAAGAGTATTTGAGTCATTTTATTATATATGTAGATGATAAAATTATGGCTCCTGAATATTTGAATTCTCCAATATTGAAAAAAAATTCTGTAGTTGAAGTGGTTCCGTTAATTTTGGGTGCAGATCCTGTTAGTTTAACAACAATGATTATCGTCATGTTGATAGCTATGGGAATTCAAATGCTTATTACTCGTTTGATGAGTCCTAAGGCCCCAAAAGATATTAAAAATAATTCAAGAATGTTTTCTGCTTATGAAAACGTGACTAAAAGAAACGTGGCAATACCTATTGGTTATGGAAGGTTAAAAATTGGAAGCGTATTAGTTTCAAATGATTTGATAACAACAAGTTTAGTAAATCAGGGCGCTCAACCTGCAATTCCAATTTTTGGAGGTGGAAGTCGTGGCGTAAGGGTTGAAAATTAATAATTTATTTTTATATGAGTAGTGCAAGGGATAATATACGACTAGTAGAAGACGGTGGAGGATCAACTGACGAGGGTGAAGAGTTGGGCTTACAAGGGCTGGCCCGCGCTCTTGGGGTTATTTTAAAAAATGAACTTCCTATACCATCAAATTCACAAATAGCCGCATCGTCTCCAACAACTAGTCAAACTGCAAAAAATGATGTATTAATATATTTAAATAGAAATAATTCAGCTATAAGTGTAGCTGGATTTCCTGGCGATTTAGCTAGAAATAATACTTTAGATACAGAAACTTCGTATTACGCTACCGATCTATTATGTGAAGGTCCAATAGAAGGTTTAGTAGACAGTGATGGTGGTATTTTAAATTATATAAGTGTAAGTGATACAATTTCAAATAAAGCTTCTTCATTATCATATGGAATATATTACAATGATAGTCCAATAAGAGACAAAAGAACAAGTTTTTTAAATTTCTCTTCTGTTAACTTTAATATATCTTTAGGAAATGAAGTAGAAAATTCAAATTCTACGTCAAGCGCTGTTTACAAATACGATTCTAAAATTTATGATTTAGAAAGAACTCCTGATGGTATAGTTTTTAATCTGTATCAATTTGATGAAGATTTTTTTATAGATTCTGGTAATAACACTGATAAGCAAAAAGCTTTAATAAACGCTCGTTCTTTGGCAAGAAATTTTTCTCATTATATAAAAAATAAATACGTTACTAGTGCAACTGTTAATATTAAAGTTGATAATCTTTTTTATATTGGTGGTAAAGGTGAAACTTTTAGTAATCATTTGCGATTTGTGGTTTGTGTTTCAAATTTAAATACTGGAATAAGAAGTTATTATTTTTTTCAAGGGTATTTTGTTGTGAAGGGTAGCCCATCAATGATACCTATTGAAATAGAATTCTTTAAAAAAACAGATTCTAAAGCCGCAAATAATGAATATATTATAAACGTTTACAGCGTAGAAAAAAGATTTTCCGCTTCTAGTGAAGAATCTAATAATTTTTCTAAAGAGTTTTCTGTAGATAGTATTATAGAAAGAGTGGATTATTCTTTTTCATATCCATATTCTGCTGTTTGTGAAAACGTAATTAGTTCTAAACACTTTTCTTCTGTTCCTGTGAGAAGTTTTGATTGTAAGCTTTTAAAAATAAAAATTCCTGATATTTATGATGGTGATGTAAGAGAGTACAATGGAGACTGGAGCGGTTATTTTAGTAAAACTTTAAAATGGACAGATGATCCTGCTTGGATTTTTTATGATTTGTGTTCGAATGCTAGATATGGTTTAGCGAAAAGTTTCATGACCGAAAACGATTTGAATAAATGGGATATATTAAAGATTTCAAAGTTTTGCAATGAGTTGGTTATTACTAACGCTTCAACAAAATATACTGCAAATTCTTTTAATTACAATAATAATGTAAAAAATACTGAAAAAGATTTTAACGTTATCACTTTTAGCTGGACTGATACTTTGCAAAAACTACAACAAGTTTATCCAGAAAAAAGTTTGTTGTTTTTATATGATGTTAAAAATGAATTCAATGAAAATATAAAAATAAACTTTAAAAAAATAATTTTATCTACAACTTTAGATGGTGGTACGGCGAAATTAAAGTTATGCAATGATTTTGGTGTCAGAAGTTTTATTGAATCAGATTTGAATGGAAAATTTTATAAAGCTTTACAATCTTATGTAGGAGGTAACCCTGCTATATTAAATACTGAAGAAAAAATAAAAGAATACGCTCTTAACTATGTTTCTCAAAATATAGTTGCTGGAGTAGCAAATGTTAACGAAGGTATATCTCAAAAAATATCAAAAACTAAGATATTTGATTCATCTTTGAAAATTAAATCAGGAAAATGCGTGGCTCGTCATCACGGTTATTTTGACTTTTTAGAACCACGCTTTTCAGCAAATATATATATAAATGACGCTACTGAAGGTTTAAAAATTCTTTCTGACATGGCGTCAATTTTTAGAGGCGTTTTTTATTTTAGAAACGGCCTTCTCAATTTAACTGTAGATGTCAAGAAACCAGTTGTTTATGTTTTTACAAATTCAAATGTAAAAGATGGTGTTTTTAATTACTCTTCTGCAAACAAAGAAACTTCTTTTACGGTTATAAAAGTTTCTTATCTTGATAAAACTGACAACTTTAAAGATAAAATCGTATATGTTGAAGACAGCGAGCTTATAAGAAAATACGGTTTAATTGAAAAAGAAATTTTAGGTTTTGGAATTACTTCTAAGTACCAAGCAGAAAGAATAGGGAAGTGGTTCTTAGCTACGTCTAAATTAGAATCTCAAACTGTTTCATTTGTAACCGGAATAGAAGCTACAAATTTAAAAATAGGAGATATAGTAAGAGTTGCCGATAATCTAAAATTTAACGCCCAAAAGTTTGGCAGAGTAACTTCTTTGGATTTTAATAATAATTATATATATGTTGATAGAGAACTCGGAGAGGATATTCTAGGAAAGAAAATAAAATTATTTTCTATAGTGAATGACGAAGCTTTAGAAACAACTTTAACAGTTTTTGAATTTAATAATGCGGAATTAAGATTAAAAGTTTTGCCGAAATCATTTATATCGTGGAATTTATTATCTAAAACATTTTCTACTGATAACGGTTCTGTGGTTTTTGGAGACAATGTTGGTGGTGCTAGTTGGACGAGAAAAGCTTACACAAACCAAAGTTATACAGAAAATTGTCAGATATCTTTTAAAGTTACAGATGTTACTCAAATTTTTGTTTGCGGTTTGAGTTCTGCTAACAATATAACTAACGATTCAACTGATGTAAACTATGGTTTTTATATAAATAGCGGAAATTTACTTGGAATTTTTCCATCTACGCCAACAAATTATACAGTCGCAAGCCCTTTTAATTTTAATAAAATTATAACAAGTTCTGATTTATTGACTATATCTTATGATGGAACTAATATTGTTTTTTATTTAAATGGAAACCAGTTAATAGACGGTCTTCCTAGAACGCAAGGAAATCCGTTATATGCTGTTGCGGCATTTAATACAACATCTGCAAGAATATACGACGTAAATTTTACAACTTATCCTGAAATAAATTATGGTAGTTTTGCTAATTTAAGATCAGATGCAAATTTTTCTATTAATTTACTAGAAGATATAAATGATGAAGATTTATATAGAATCATAACAATATCAGAATCTTCTATAAACGAGTATAATTTGACTTTAATGCGCTTTAGCAATCAAAAATTTGATTTTGTTGACGAAGATTCTTTTATAGATAAAAAACAAAACGATAAAAAACAAATAGTTTTTTCAACTGATGATTATATCAGGCCTGCTTTAACTGATCTTGAGATACAAGGTGGCTTAGAATTTTTAAATATGTCTTATGTTGAAGCTGTATCAACTGATTTTGATCATACATTTTATATAGAAACGGAAGTTTTTAATACAGATTTTGGCGCTTTAATTTATGAATCTGTAGCATTAAATTTTATACAATACTTTAATGATTTATCTGATAACTCTAACGTTTTCGGTTTATATTGTAATATAATAAAGGATGGCAAAATTTTAAAATTTAAGGTTTATAAAAATGAAGCTACTAAAATTACGGTATTTTTAGGACAAAAAAGAGAAGGTAGTCAAAATTCAATTTCTTTTGACATTGATTTATACGCTTTTGATTCGAATATGAGATTAATAAACGTGTAAAGTATATTATGGCATTTATTTCAGGGCTAACAAGTATTTATACAGATCCGTTTACGATAAAAAATATTGATTTATCGTTAAATGGTTTCTTTTCTTCTAAAAATACAACTATAAATGCAGATCAATTTGGTTACGACATTTCAGTGCCATTCATTAGTGGATTTTTAGCTCAAAGCCAAATAAATTTAAGCTGGGCAGTAGAAGATCCAAAAAGTAGAAATTTAATTAATGGTTTTGTTAATGACTCTACTTTTTCAGGATTTCAAATAAATTTTTATGATACTGGTAAGAATTTAATTAGCTCTTTACCGGGAAGTTTTGCTCAAACTAATTATACCGTTAATTCTTCAGATTTATTTAATACTTTTGGTTTAGTCACTGGTTTTCAAAATATAAGTAATTTAAATCAATTTTTAATAGAAGTAATAAGTAAAGACTTAGAAAACAAAACAAGCACTGGCGTAGCTTTAATAAACTTTGGCGTTCCTTCGGTTAGCATAAGTGGATATAGCTTGGATACAGCTTTATCTCTTAATTTAGACTATGCAGATTCAAGAATTATTGAATCTTTAGATGTTTTCGTTACTACTGGCACTAGCTTTAATCCTGATAATGAAAGTGATAATTATCTTTTATACAAAAAATATATTTCACCTTCTATAAATCAAGTTTTTATAGAAGATTTGAATCAGTTAGGTTCAAATATAAATTTAGATAATGACGTAAGAATTCCTTATTACACTCATTTAATTCCATATAATTATTTTACTAGTGGAATTAAAGTAGTTTCTTCTGGTGTAAAACCGGGTTCATTTTCTATTTTAGATTTGCCAGAAAAAATTATTGGTTTAACTGGATACGCTTATTTTGATTTTAATAACGTTTCTAAAGATTTAAATTTAAACAGTTTTATAAAATGGAATTCTGTTTTAGAATCTCAAGATTGTTTTTTTCATATATTAGTCGAAGAAAGCGGAAAAAATAAAACAAAATACGATTATTTTTTAAACAACAGATCTTTAGAAAATATAAACGGAATAGCTTTTGGAACAGGAACAGGCTTAAGTTCAACTGGTAACGTTTTTAGTAATTATGGCTCTTCAGGTATTCAATGGTCTGGACACACATTATATGTTGATAATTTTGGTTCTTTGCCAACAGGATTATACAATCAGTATTCTACGGGTATAAATTATATTACCGAAATAAGAATACCATCTGGTTTCACTAATAATAATGAAATATTTTTATGCTATGGACACACAGGTGATAATTCTTTTAATTTTTTATCATCAGGTGGTTATTATAGTGGAACAATTTATACAGGAATATATTCTGATTCAAGATATTTAACTAATACATCTTTAAATAATACAGGATTAACTTATTTAGGCGAATATAATACTGGTGTTTGTGTAGCGAAAAGAATAACTGGTTTTGCTGATTTTACTTATTCTCCAATTAATCCAAGCTTTATATTTCCAATTAACGAAGGAAACGACTATTTTGTAAAAGTTCGCGCAATAAATAGTGATGAAGTAGTATCAGAATTTTCTGATCTTTTTTATATATCTTCGGGATACGTAAATAATATAATTAATCTTAGTCCGTTAAGTGGTAAAAAAGTAATTGATGGATCTGGTGTTAGTGGCTATTTGCCAGTATTTTCTGATTCAGATAGTTTAACAACAGGTACGTTGTATTATAGTGGTAGTAATAATTTAGTATTTACTGAATTGCCAACGACAACAACTTCAGAAAATTTATATAAATTAGTAGTTGAAGATAACATTGTAAAAAAACAATTAGACACAGGAAGCGGCACTTCTTTAATTGAAGAGTTTACAAAAATTGGTCATACTTTTGCTGTTGGAAATGTCATAAGATATGATGGTTCAGATTTTTATTTGGCGCAAGCAGACAGCGCCGCAAATGCAGAAGTATTGGGTGTCGTTAAATCAGTAAATGGAAATACTTTTAAAGTGGTGGTAGATGGATTGATAACTGGTTTGTCGGGTTTGATTGCTGGAACTGTTTACTTTTTAAATACGACTACTTCTGGAACGTGGCAATCAGTTGAGCCGACAGCTTATGGTGAGATATCTAAGCCAATATTATTCGCGTTATCAGCTACAACTGCAAATGTGTTAACTTTTCGTGGTATTGAAATTTCTCCTGTAAGCGGAACTT